CCTAAGCTTGCTAAAGAGCAACTTGATATGACTTATGAGCGTCGTGAATCCAATCATAAAGCAATTAATGAACTTACAAACTCTACGGTTCGTAAAAAGTTGCTTCTTGATTTTGCTGGCGCTACTGATTCAGAAGCAGTACATCTTAAAGCAGCGGCTATGCCTGGTCAAGCTGTAAAAGTACTTCTTCCATTATCTTCTCTTTCATCATCTCAAGTTTTTGCCCCTACATTTAATGATGGTGAAGTTGTTGTTTTGATTAGGCATCCCCATGGTGGGACGTTTGAAATCCCCCAGCTTGTTGTAAATAATAAGAATGTAGAAGGTCGACGTTTACTTGGAGCTCAATCAAAGACGGCTATTGGAATTAATCATGAAGTCGCAAAGAGAATGTCTGGCGCAGACTTTGACGGAGATACCGTTCTTATTATTCCGAATCGTCAAGGCAGGATTACTACTAGTTCTCCATTAGAGGCGCTTAAAGATTTTGATCCAGTAGCTTCGTATCCTGGTTATCCAGGCATGAAAGTTATGGGTAATACTGATACACAAATGGGAGAGATTTCTAACCTCATTACTGACATGACTATTAAGGGGGCTGGTCATGATGAGATTGCACGTGCAGTAAAACATTCAATGGTTGTTATTGATGCCGAAAAGAAAGAGCTTAATTATAAGTTATCTTATAATGATAACAATATTAAACAGCTTAAAGAGAAGTATCTAAGACAACCTAGTGGTAAGGGTGGTGCTGCTACTCTAATCTCAAGGTCTAGATCTGAGATCCGGGTACCTGAAAGAAAACCCCGCCCCCAAAGTGAAGGGGGTCCTATTGATGAGAAGACTGGGGAACTTGTATATGTACCAACTAATAGAACTAATTGGAAGACTGGCGCTCCTAGACAGACTAAGGTTACTAAGCTAGGCGAAGCTACTGATGCATTCACTCTGTCATCAGGTACCCCTATTGAAGGTCTTTATGCTGCTCATGCTAATAAGCTTAAGGCATTAGCTAACCGGGCTAGGCTTGACGCAATTAAAACCCCACCCTCCAAGTATTCACCTTCTGCTAATAAGGCATACTCAAAAGAAGTAGCCTCCCTCGATTCTAAATTAGCCCTCGCCAAAAGTAATGCCCCCCTTGAACGAAGAGCCCAGCGTATTGCAAACGCCACTATTAAATTAAAGAAGAGTTACAATCCTGAGATGGACAAGGATACTTATACTAAGGTTAAGTATCAAGCTCTTGAAGAAGCCCGCCGTCGTACTGGTGCCGAGAAGACTAAGGTGCACCTTAGTGAAGAAGAATGGAATGCTATACAGGCTGGTGCTATCAGTGATTCAAAGCTTAGCCAGATACTAACACATGCTGACATGGATAGAGTTCGTGAGTTAGCTACACCTAAAACTCAAATACTTATGACCGCTAACATGAAGAACAGAGCTACCAGTATGTATGAGCTTGGCTTCACTAGAGCTGAGGTTGCAGCTACACTTGGTGTATCACTTAGTACATTGGATGCATCAGTCAGTGTTGGTAACAAAGGAAAGGATTAGTAATGGTTAAGACAATGCTTACTACTATTGACAATCCTTTCTCTCCATTTGATGAGTTCGGTGCATGGTATGCATACGATGTATCAAGTGGCTACCATACTTGTTCATTCCTTGCTCGAATACTGAACGATTCAGATCAATTAAGTAAAGCTGACCACGACCTGGCCGTCTCCATGGCAATAGATGAAATTGTTTATGAAAATGTTTTAGGAATTTATAGAAAGGTTACTAAGGAAGTTCCAGATTGACTTTTTAATTTTAATTTAAAATAATTTTTGAAAAATTTTGAAAAATTTTGAAGGAGAGGGGGGGACCCTTCGCAAAAGACCCACCCCCCCTGCATCGCCCAGCTCCCAAAAAAATCCCCGGGGGGACTATTCTAGAAATGTTTTCGGGTCGAGGGCGGGGAGGTTTATGAAGAATCGTTCATCGGTCGAGATCATTGTAATTATATTTACAGTTCTAGTCTCTATGGTCATTCTTACCTTCTCAATAGGGCTTATTGTGATTGAAATAACTAATCCAGGAGCCGATACAAGCATACTTACTTCAACGCTAATGTCATTAACATCGGCGATCCTTGGAACTATATTTGGCATGCTTATGAATAAAAGCGAAAAACTATCTAAACGTTCAGGAGATAAGGAGGATTAGCGCATGAAGCCATTAAATGTGCTAATTCCAGTTGCTGTGGCTTCAGCTATTCTTATCGGTGTTGTTTTAATTGTATCTGATCCATTTGAGCCATCGCCAGCAACAACAATAACTAAGAATATTCCAGGTCCTCCAGGCCCACCAGGCCCGTCAGGACCCGCAGGGCCTAAAGGCGCTACAGGGTTAACTGGGTCAAGAGGTGCTACTGGACCCCCTGGTGCAGCTGGGAACTCCGTAGCGGGCCCGCAGGGGCTCTCTGGAGCCCCTGGAGAAACCGGACCAGTAGGTGAGACTGGCGTTAGTGGATCTCCTGGACAGGTAGGCGCAACTGGTGAAACCGGGAAGGCTGGATCAGAAGGAGCAGATGGATCTCCTGGTTCACCTGGTAAAACAGGAGCGACTGGATCGACAGGTGTTCAAGGAGTTCCAGGTCCACAGGGAGCAGTAGGTCCTCGAGGAAGGATAGGACCTCAAGGACCTGCCGGTATGACTTGCCCAGGTGGCTTTGCACAAGAAGGTCTTACTGTAAAGAATGGCGATGGGGTAAATCAATTAATCTTTGCATGTGTTGCTGATAGATAACCAAGATCTTACTTAAATGAGTAAGAACAAGAAAGGGAAACAAAATGAAATTGCTACGTCGAGGGGCGGTTGCATTGGCCGTTTTGGCTAGTGCAGGTGCAACTGGGGCAATCGTTGCAGGGGCGTCGGCTTCTGCTGCTGTTCCTCCTCCCATCACGATTAATGCCACGTCCGTTGCTGGTCGAGCGGTTCATCTCAGCCCGAGTATTACTGTTAGTAATTTCAGGAACTACAGTAGTTCTTCGGCTATCCCTGGTTTCACACTTTCATCCAACACCCTTGAAGTATGTGTAGCGGTTCCTCATGCTACTCCTCCGACACCTACTACGGTGTTGGCCGTCTGTAGCTGGAGGCTTACCTCTACTGCTAATACCCGGCCTAAGAACACCATCAGTGGTCAATCGGTTCTTACTTCTAATGGCCAGGTTGGCAGCGTTCTCAGTGGGACTGGAGCTTGGAGGGGTGCTCATAGCCTTCCGCTTTCTTTCCGTGAAGTCAACATTGCGCCTGGAACTACTTCAGACACCATTGTCTTTCGTACATAATTAGGTTTGCTAGTCGCTGGGCATGCATGCTTCGTGGGGAAGTTCTGTGTGCCCAGCGCTGGCATCAACTGAGGAGATCGAATTTGTCTTATCAAACAATTGATCAGCTAACCAAAGATTATTCATTTATTGGTCGAGTTACTGCTGCAACAACAGAGCAAGCCGGAGTTTATATGAATGATGGTAGGGCTAATTGGGTTTCCTTAGCTGAAGATGTATTGAAAGGTGAAGAAGGTCCAATAAATGCATTTGTTCGTACTGCTGCTTCTGGACCGGGCATTGGCGATAAAGTAGATTCCGGAGATGGCACTATAAATCAAGGACTTGTAACTGATGGCGACATTTTGTCACTTGTTCAAGCCAATTGGCAGGTTGTAGTTGAACTATTTCATCCAACACCGCCACCTCCTGATCCCCCTGACATTCCTGATCCTCCTGATCCTCCTGATATTCCGGACCCGCCCGTAATAAATCCCGATCCTATGCCCGAGCCTAAGAACTAACTGGAGGTGGCATGAGTAGTAAAATTGTAGTCCATAAGGATAGAACCAACATACTCACAGTTAGTTTAGGGATTGATGTTTCTGCTGACATCATTACCAGTGAAATTCGGTCTGAACCAGACGTGGAAGCACCACTTATCGCCACTTGGGCCGTTTCATTCAAGACAGATGGCACCGACGGTGAACTTATCTTGAGATTGGATGACATCGACACTGCTCAGATCAAAGCCAATAGCGGATATATGGATTTGAAGCGTGTAGTTGGCGGCGAACCCTTTGCTGTTTTTGATCAAGCAGTGGAGGTTGCTTTTAGAGGCTCGGTGACTCTATGAGTGGTTACATTAATGTGGTCTCTCGTACGCAGCACATTATTGTGGACCCAGGATCGTCTGCCATAGCCGTCATCAATGCCGGTCCACCAAGATCAGGGGACTCTGGAGGATCTGGAGGATCAGATGGTATAGTAATTACGCTTCCACCTCCTCTTACTTCTGGATCGCCTTTGCAAGCCTTTACTGATTCTACTGGAGAAGCTTGGATTGCTAAAGGTGATGTTAATGGAGGAAAGTGGAAGCGAGCCAGAGATGCGATTCATTGTCGGGTATGTCGTAGTGCAGTTTGGTCAATTCCTGTAAATCCACCAGTTCCACTTCCGTGGGATACTATTAATAATGATTTGTTTGGCCTTTATGTTCTAGCTAGTAATAGTTTTGTTATTCCAGTTTCAGGTGTTTATCGAGTGACTATAAAAATGGCTCCATCAGGTGGCGTATCGGCTTATTATTGGCAAATGAGCATTGCTGTTAATGGCGGGGCTAGAGATACTAATTATGGTCAGTTTGGATCTAGCCCCAATGGGATGGATGATTTAATGACTGGTTCTATTGTTTGTAATGCTGGTGATCTGGTTACCACTCTTACTAGAGGAAGCACAGCTGCATGTAGCATTCCTATTGGAACTTCTGATCGCAATTTTGCAGAGCTCGATTATCTTGGAACGGGGTAATTATGAGCGCAGACATTAACGTAATTTCTCGTACGCAGCGTATCATTGTTGAAGCCGTGTCTTCTTCTGTAGCCGTCATTAACATGGGCCCTCCAGGATTTGGAGATTCCGGTGGCTCTGGTGGAGATGGATCAGAAAGTTTAGTTCC